CGCTTCTTTATTTACTAGATTACCTAGAAAAAATATTTCTAATTTAAATTCATCTAATTCTAATCTTGTAATTACAACACAGGTAACTGGTGAATCTGTAAGTAATGGCACACTATCAATTACATCAAATGATGCTTTGGATGCAAGTATAGGTATTACTAGTGCATTTTTTGAACCATTTGATGCTGAAAAATATTCAATAACTTATAATAATGGTGATGTTGAATCTTTATCATCTGATAAAGTTACAGTATCAAATAATGGAAATAATATTGCATTCACGGGATTATCGCAGAATTCATCTTGTACAGTTAATGTAACTCTTAAAAAAATTGGAGTCACCAGCAAATCTAAAAATTATGTGAGAAGTAAGCAACTTGAAATTACAAGAACTGCTGGTATATCTACAAATGGCAATCTAACTCAAAGTAATTTTTATGGATTAAGAATAGAGGATCAAGAAATTTCTCTTAATAATCCAGATGTATGCAAGGTTATTGCAGTATATGAATCAAAAACAACCTCTAAACCAGTTTTTGATAAATTGAAGTTTGTTTCGGGATTAAGTTTAGATACAGCATCTATCATTGGTGAAAAGATAGTAGGTGAAGAAAGTAGGGCGATTGGACAAATTGTTGAAAGGGGTGAAGATAATATTGATTTTGTTTATCTGAATGCAAATAGATTTACAGTTGGTGAAAAAGTTACATTCAAAGAGTCTTCAATTTCCTCTAATTTACAAGATATTGTCAATGGAAATTATGTAGATAGAACTGATAATTACATATTAGATAAAGGTCATACAAGACAGATATCAGATTATTCTAGAATAGTGAGAAAGGATAAATCTGCAATACCTGCAAAACGGTTATTAGTTATATTTGATCAATATCAAGTTCCAGCAGGAAATAAAGGTGATTTATTTAGTGTAAATTCATTCACTTCTGATAGATATACGAATGATATACCATTAATAGGAAGAGAGAGAGCAACAGATATTTTAGATTTAAGACCAAGAGTTAAAGAATTTAATCCAGCAACAACAACAGGATCACCATTTGCTTTCTGTAATCGTGAATTTGAAGAGGATAAATCTTTCATTATTACACCAAATGAAAGTTCAATTGTTGGTTATAGTTTCTATCTCCCACGTATTGATAAACTTGTAATAAATGAATTTGAACAAGTAAAATTAATTAAAGGTCAATCATCTGAAACTCCTGTTCCTCCAACAGAAGTTGGAAATTCAATGGAGGTTGCTCAAATTTCTCTTCCTCCTTATTTGTATGATCCTGTAAAAGGACCTTCAATAAGAATGTTTGATAATCGTCGTTTTACGATGAGAGATATTGGTGCGTTAGAAAAGAGAATAGAAAATTTAGAAGAGATGACTTCATTAAGTGCTCTTGAATTAGACACTAAATCACTTGAAGTAAAAGATGCTAATGGTTTAAATCGTTTTAAAAGTGGTTTCGCAGTTAATAATTTTAAAAATAGAAGTTTTATTAACTTTAATCGTGATGGGGGTTCCAGATGTGATATTGATACAATTAATAGAGAATTAATAAGTGCTGTTGATTTTTGGTCAATGAGAGCAGAACTTGCATTAAACCCTAGTATAAACACTGCTTCTGCTGATTTAAATTCTAATTTACAATTACTTGATACAAATTGTAGAAAAACAGGTGATTTAATCACTCTTGATTATAGTGAAATTGATTGGATAGAACAACCACAAGCAACAAGAGTGGAGAACGTCAATCCATTTAACGTAATAACATTTGCAGGAGGAGTTGTTTTAGATCCACCATCAGATAATTGGACAAGAACGATTTATATTGATAATTTTAGAACTGAATCATCTGGTGCTAGATGGGTAGAGACTGCAAATGTTATTTCCAATACAACAACTAGTGAAGTAGATGTTAATGTTGTGAATAATACAATACATGCAGATCAAGATGAATTTGAAGGGCATCATGAAGAGAGAGTAACAACAACCACTACAACAACTACACAAAGAATTGAAAGAAGTTTTACAAATACTCTCGAAGGACCAAGTAGAGAATTTGATTATGTAGAGAGTGTAAAAGTAGATAGTCAAGTTGATCCATTTATGAGATCAAGAAATGTTGCCTTTAATGTTAGTGGTCTAAAACCAGCAACAAGACATTTTCATTATCTTGATAGTGCTTCACCAGATATTGTTCCAAAATTAAGTGAAATAGAGATGATATCGGGTTCATTTAATATTTTTGAAAATGCCAGAATTGAACTTGATAGTTTAAGTGATGATCCAGTAATAGGTTACGTTAGAATTCAAAGACCAAATCACAAGTTTGGTGACACAACAAGACCCGATGTGGGAGCAGGATTAGGTTCACCATCTGTTTTAGTTGAGGAATATTCAGTTGATCCTTATGATACTACAAGACCAGCACCATCAGCAAGTTATTCTGCTACATCAAAATTATTGAACATTGATATTTCTGCATTAGCAAATGATGAACAGTATTTTGGATATTTTGTAAAAGGTGCAACAGTAATTGGAGAGACAAGTGGTGCTGTTGCTAAAATCACAAACATTGATCTTATATCTGATAATTGGGGTGATTTAATAGGAACATTCTTCTTCAGAAATGCAAATGCTGTACCTAAACCACCAGTATTATTCAGGTCTGGTACTAAAACATTTAAGGTAACAGCAGCTGCTGAAGGTACAGTTCAATTACCAGGTGCCACAGCACTGTCTAGTGATGCTTCAGGAGTGTTTACAGGCACAGGAACCATACTTACCCAAACAACAGATACTGTCGGTGTTAGAATCCCTCCAGCACCCCCTCAAAGAGCAAACGACGTAACTGTATCAGTAAATGTAAATTCATCTTCAGATACAGAATTTTTTGAAGCACCTTATAGAGATCCATTGGCTCAATCATTTAGAGTTGATGAGACAGGAGCATTTTTAACATCCTTTGATTTATTCTTTGCTTCAAAAGATCCTAATACCAAAGTTTTTATTGAACTCAGACATGTAGAATTAGGCACACCTACAAGATTTCTTGTTCAGGATTATGCACAAGTAGCATTAAATCCAAGTCAAGTAAACATATCTGATGATGCATCAGCTGCCACTACAATCAAATTCCCATCTCCTGTTTATTTGGAACCGAATCGAGAATATGCTATTGTAATTTTATCACCAGCATCTGATCTATATGAGATGTGGGTAGCTCGAATGGGTGAAAAAACAGTTAAATCAACTATCTTGCCTGATGTTGAAGATGTGGTTGTATCAAAACAATATATTGGTGGAAGTTTATTTAAATCACAGAATGGTACAATTTGGACACCAAGTCAATATGAAGATTTATGCTTTAAGTTACGTAAGGCATCATTCGTAAGTTCTGGAACTGCAACTTTCTATAATTCACCAATTAATCCTGGTAATTTAAACACTCAAAAACTTCCCGATAATCCAATACGTTCATTACCTAGAAAACTTAAAGTTGGTGTTACAGGAACAGATTGTACTAATACAAATTTACCAATCGGAAAAAAAGTATCGCAAGTTGATATAACTGGACAAGTTGACCTAAATGATGATGCTGTAATAACAGGTATCATTGAAGGTCAAGGTGCACCAATATCCAGTGGTGGTTCAACTACTATAGTAAATAAAGGTTCTGGTTATCCTGGCACTGGTGATATAAATGATGTCCCTCTTAAATCTTTAACAGGAAGTGGATCTGGTGCTATTGCTACGATTACAGTCGGCACAGTGGATGGAGTTGATGGTGCGATAAGTGCAATCAACATTACAACTCTTGGAACTGGATATCAAGTTGGTGATGTATTGACAGTTAATAATGCTGATGATGATGATATTACAAGTGGTGCTGGATTTAAATGTTCAGTATCAGCAATCAACTCTCAATTTGATTCTATATTCCTAACTGATGTTCAAGGATCACAGTTTACAACGGGTCGTAACCTTGTAAAATATGATTCAAATAATGCTCCTAATCCTACTGGAAAATTAGCACAAGCAAGTGTTGTATCATCAACAATTAATGGTGAATTAAATTCAGGAGATGTATTTGAAGTTACACAGTATAATCATGCACATCATGGTGCGAATAATAAAGTTGTAATTAAAAATGTAAAACCTGACACTCTTAAAGTAAAAACAACATCTGCATTAACATCAGACACAACATCTGTTGAAATTGATAATACAACACCATTTACTAATTTTAATGGTATTAGCACAGATAGAGGTTCTGCTTTAATAGGAAGTGAGATTGTATCGTATGTTGTTGGAACTGGTAAATTAACAATTGTTAGGGGACAAGTTGGTACAACACCAGTATCACATAATATTGGATCAGATATTCAAACATATGAGGCAGGTGGAATATCTCTTGTTGGTATTAATACAACTTTTGATGTTACTTCATTTGAAGATAATCTTGATACTTATTTCTTAAAAGTTGATATGGCAAGTTTAGCACCTCAAAGAACAAATGATACTTTATTATGTTTTACAAACGAAAAAGCGATTGGTGGAAAGAATGTTCAAATATCACAAAATCATCAGTTTAGTTCAATATCACCACAATTTAATGTTATTACACCTGGAAAATCAACAAATGTCAACTCACTCATAAGAACAGTTAGTGGAACAAGTGCTGGTGGAAATGAAGTTTCATTCATAGATCAAGGTTTTAGTCCAACAACTTTAAACGAAACTACATTCTTCCCAACTCCAAGATTAGTTGCATCTGTTAAGAACGAGAGTGAACGATTACAAAATCTACCTAAAAATAAATCGCTGACATTAGATGTTAATATGACATCTAATGATTCTAATTTATCACCTGTATTAGATGTTAAAAATTCTATCTTTATACTAGGTAGAAATAAAATAAACAATCCTATTGGTGAAGATAATTATGCAACTGATGAAAGAGTCAAATCTTTAAGAAATGATCCACATGGTTCTGTATTTGTATCAAAACCAGTGACATTAAAGAATCCTGCTACTTCACTAAAAGTTCTTGTTGCAGCAAGCAGAGAACCAGAGGCAGATTTCAGAGTATTCTATCGTTTATTCAGTTTTGATTCAAGTGAAGTATCACAAACTTATAGACCATTTCCTGGTTTTAAAAACTTGACCGATACAACTGGTGATGGTTTTGGAAATCAAATTGTTGATAATTCATTAAATGATGGTAGACCAGATGCACAAGTTGCTGCAAATGGATTCAATGAATTTTCTGAATACCAATTCTCTGTTGATGATTTAGAGGAGTTTAATGGATTTGTTATTAAAATTGTCATGACTTCAACAAACGAATCAGTTCCTGTTCGACTAAAAGACTTTAGAACAATCGCATTAGCATAATGAAAAAGTTTAACCAATTTAGAAAAGATATAGATGAGGCAGCTGCAGCAGTAACTGTCTTACCTAAAATTGTAAGTGTTGCATCAAAAGTTGCACCTAAATTACCTAAAATTGCAAAATTTGCTTCAGGTGCATTAAAGTTTGGATCACCAATCCCAGTCGGACTTGGAATTGCGAACGTGCTTCAATCAAAAAAAGATGATCAATCAAAATCAAATGGTGGATTATTTGGTCCTATGAGAGATTTTGATGCTTCCTTATCAAGGTCAAAATATGGTAAAGGTGGTCCGCAGAAAAAACCCGAAGATAAAAAATTGAGTAATTTAGAAATTATAAGACAGGAGTTGCAAAAAAGATTAAAAAGAGGTGCAGAAGGTAAGTTTCGTCGAGGTCATAGTGGTAAATTCCAACAATCAGATGCTGACTTGAAGAATAAAATTAAAGAAATTGATGATAAATTAGGAAAATGAGTAAAATGATACCAGTCGAAGGTCACAAAAACCTTTTTCGTGATAGAGATTCAGGAGCAATAATTAATCAAGATAATAATGCCTATCAAAATTATCTTAAAGATAAAAGAAGAAATGACATCAAACAAGAGGAGTTTGATGCGATGAAAAAAGAGTTAAAAGAATTAAAATCACTACTAAACGATCTTGCCTTAAAGATAACGTCAGAGTAAATATAAATACTTTTTAGATCTGAATATAATTTCTAGATGGCAGATATAAAAGTCAGAGTAGGACAACAAAGTGCCACAAAAGTGATTTCATCACTGGCAGGTGCTCAAACCCTATCATTAGCAGAATTAAGTGATGTGAATATATCAGGAACCCTTCAAAACGGTATGGTTCTTGTTTTTAATGGTACAACAAATAAATTTGATGCGACTTTAGAATTAACGCCAGGTGCAGCACAGAATTTAGACATCAACGGAGGAAATTTCTGAAATGGCTAGTATAATTAGAATCAAACGATCATCAGGTACAGCCAAACCTGCTAGTTTGAACTGGGGTGAATTAGCATATGTTACGGGTGTCGGTCAGTTTGGTGGCACGAATCAATATAAGGATAGAATATTCTTAGGAGATGATGGTACAAATGTTCATCCAGTAGCGGGACATTATTACACCTCGATGATGGAACATTCACCAGGTGCATTAACAGGTGTTACTAATACCAGAAACAGTGATGGTGGATTAGTTGCAATTCTAGACAATAATCGTAAGATAGACGAGTGGAATGTAGATAATCTAACATTAAATGGAAATACGATTTCATCTACAGATACAGATGGAGATATTGTACTAAACCCAAATGGTTCAGGTGATGTAATGATCCCTGATGATACTCAAATTGGATTTGGTGGAGGTGTAGACGGAACAGGTTCTCTTGATGCATCAGTTAGATTTGACAATTCAAATGATAGATTAGAATTTGCTGGTGCAATAACAAGATTTTCAAATCAAACCGAATCAACATCAAAAGACACAGGTGCTGTAATAGTTGAAGGTGGTGTTGGTGTTGAAAAAAATCTGAGTGTTGGTGGAGATTTAGTTGTTAGTGGAGGTAACTCTAAACTAGGAAATATAAGAATACAGAATAATATTATTGCATCACTATCAGGTGCTGATAATAAAATTTTTATTGATCCATTTCCCGATGGTTTAAGTAATGAAGGTGATGTTATCATCAAAGGTAATTTACAAGTTGATGGTACGACAACAACAGTTAACTCTACTCAAACAACTGTAAATGATCCAATCATGATGGTTGGTGATACCACCAGCACAAGAACTGTAATGGTTACAGTTAACACTGGTGATACATCTATTGTGGTTGATCAAGTAGCAGGTATCGCTGTTGATGATATTCTATTACATGCAAGTTTCTCTACGAGTGGTATTACAACAGTTACAGCGATTGATACTGGAACAAAAACACTTACATTCCAAGGCACAACAATTGCAGGTATTAGTACACAAACTGAAATTACAGTCGTACATGCGACTGATACGAATACTGACCGTGGACTTGGATTTACATATAATACTGGTATTGGAACAGCAAATTCAACTAATGGTTTCTTTGGATTAGACGATAGTTCGATTGCATCAAACAGTGCTGGAGCAGGAAATCATGGAACACATGGTGATAATAGTCGCAGATGGACATATGTACCAGATGCATCTATAACAGCAAGTGTTGTTACTGGAACAAAAGGTTTCCTTGATATTAAAGGTATCTACTATCAGTCAGGTGACTTTAATTCAGGGGGTGTTGTTTGGTTTGATAGTGAGGGTCTACAAAGATCTACTAATAATCCACAAACACCAGTTATTACTTCAAAACAAGTACTAACAGCAATAACAAAAAATACGCTTGATTTAGGCACTGCCATCACAGCAGCTGCTGGTGATATAATTAAACAGGATAGTTCAGGAGCATTTGGTGTTGTTGAAAGCGGTGTTACTGGAAGTAATACAGTAGATTTAATTGGTGTTGAAGGAACATTTAACACTTCTAATAATTTACGATTAGAGGGAAATAATGGTTCAATACAAAATTTGGCATCTGTACCTAACACTGTAACAGTGGTATATACAAATAAACCACACTGGACTTCAACCCTTGACGGAGGAACTTTTTAAATGCAACAAAATAGTGAAGTGGACGTTAATGTACTCGTCAATTTATATAATTCTAGATTATCAGCAGCATTAAATCAAAACGTATTATTAGAGGCAAAATTACAAACTCTAAAAAACGATTTTGAAAGAGAAAGAAATGAACTTCTAGAGCAAATAGCAAATCTTAAAGGTGAATAATGGCAAAACCATCAACTAGACAAGGATTAATCGAATATTGTTTCCGTAAACTGGGTGCACCTGTATTGGAAATAAATGTTGATGATGACCAAGTTGATGATTTGGTCGATGACACTATTCAATATTTCAATCAGAGACATTTTGACGGTATTGAAAGAATGTTTCTCAAATATAAAATTACTAAAGAAGATATTGATAGAGGCACAGCTAAAGGAACTGATGGTGTAGGTATTGTAACAACTACTGGGACACAAAATGTAAGTGGATATGGTGCAGTGACAAGTAATTTTTATGAAACATCTAATTTCCTAGCAGTTCCCGATCATGTTATTGGTGTAAATAGAATATTTAAATTTGATACCAGTTCAATTTCTGGTGGAATGTTTAGTATAAAATATCAATTATTTTTAAATGATTTGTATTATTTTAACTCAATTAATTTATTACAATATGCAATGACAAAAACATATCTCGAAGATATTGATCATTTATTAACAACAGAAAAACAAATAAGATTCAATCAAAGACAAGATAGATTATATTTAGATATTGACTGGGGAGCACAGCAAGAGGGTGATTTTATCGTCATTGATTGTTTTCGTGCTTTAGATCCTGATGAATTTACACAAGTTTATAATGATCCTTTTGTTAAATTATATTTGACAGCATTAATCAAGAGGCAGTGGGGACAAAATTTAATTAAATTTAGAGGAACTAAATTACCAGGTGGTATTGAATTAAATGGAAGAGAAATATACGATGATGCAATTCGGGATTTGGATTCAATAAAACAAAGAATGGCAACAGAATACGAAACTCCTCCTCTTGATATGATAGGATGATATTATGGCGAAAAATTCTTACTTTTTACATGGTTCACAATCGGAGCAGAGATTAGTTCAAGATCTGATTAATGAACAATTAAAGATATATGGATTAGATGTTACATATATTCCTCGTAAATTTGTAAATAAAAAATCAATTATTGAAGAAGTTCAATCATCAAAATTTGATGATAATTTTGTTATTGAAGCATATGTGAACTCATATGATGGTTATTCTGGTGCTGGTGATGTACTCACTAAATTTGGTATGAGTTTGAGAGATGAAGTTGAATTAACGATATCAAAAGAAAGATTTGAAGATTTTATAGCACCTTTTATGGGTGCATCCGATGATATTACTTTAGCAACTAGACCAAGAGAAGGTGATTTAATATTCTTTCCACTTGGTCAAAGATTGTTTGAAGTAAAATTTGTAGAGCACGAAGAACCATTCTATCAACTAGGTAAAAACTATGTCTATAAACTTAAATGTGAGTTATTCGAGTATGAGGATGAAGTTATTGATACTTCGATTGACGTTATCGATACTCAGGTTCAGGAAGAAGGATATATCGCTACACTTAAATTAGTAGGAGTTGGTCGAACAGCAACAGCAACTGCGATACGTAATACTGGTTATATTCGTGAAATATTTTTAAATAATGATGGTTCTGGTTTTACAGGAACTCCAACAATATCAATTACTCCATCACCAGATGGTAATCTATTAGCAAATGCTACAGCCGTTGCTTTCACAACTGAAAGAGCAGGGGTAAGATCAATCGAAAAAATATTGATGACAAATGCTGGATTTGGATATACTACCACTCCCCTTATTACTTTTTCTGGTGGAGGTGGGACTGGTGCTGCTGCAACTTGCTCTGTTGATGTATCAGGTGCTCAAGGTGTTGTAAGATTTGTAATCGATGATGGAGGTGTTGGATTTGGAACTGTGCCAGTAGTAACAATAACAGATCCTGCGGGTGGAACAACAGCAGATAAGGCAGTAGGTATTGCATCTATTGGTATTGATATTAACTCTGGTTTCAATGAAGTTAAATCAATCTTAATTGAAAATGCTGGAAAAGGATTTACATTACAACCAACAGTTACAATCGCTAATCCAGAGACAATTAGTGGTATAGGCACGTTTGAATTTAATGAAATTGTACAGGGTATGCGTTCAGGAACTCAAGCAAGAGTTAAGAATTGGGATTCTGATACAGGTATATTGTCTATTTCTAATGTTTCAATTGGAGGAACAATTACGGGATTCTTTGCTGGTGAGGATGTAAAAGGACTTTCATCAGGTGCTTTGTTCAGTGTTTCAGTATTTAATGAGGATAATACCACCGATAAATATAATGAAGGTGACATATTTGAGTCTGAAGCAGATTCTATTTTAGATTTTTCAGAATCTAATCCATTTGGTACATACTAATGTTAGGAAATTATTTTTATCACGAAATTATAAGAAAAACAGTTATCGCATTTGGTACACTGTTTAACGACATTCATGTGAGACATCAAGATCAAGCAGGTAATGATATATCAGATATCAAAGTTCCTGTTGCTTATGGTCCGAGGCAAAAGTTTTTAGCAAGAATTACACAACAAGCAGAATTAAATAAAGCAACGCAAATTACTCTACCCAGAATGTCATTTGAGATAACAAATATATCTTATGATTCTTCAAGAAAAGCAGGTATTACACAAACATTTAAGGCAGCAGATAGCAGTGATGGTGATAAAGTTAAAAAAGTGTTTATGCCTGTACCATACAATTTAGGATTTGAATTAAATATTCTTGTCAAATTACAAGACGATGGATTGCAGATATTAGAGCAGATACTTCCTTTCTTTCAACCAGGATTTAATTTATCAATTGATTTAGTAAAATCAATCGGAGAGAAAAGAGATATACCGATGGTATTAAATTCGATTCAGCAACAAGATGATTATGAAGGAGATTTTTCAACTCGAAGAGCACTAATATACACCTTATCATTTACTGCAAAGACTTTCATGTTCGGTCATATTGCAAAAACACCAGAAGGACTTATACGCAAAGTTCAGATTGACTACTATTCAGATTCAAATCCAAGAACAGCGAAAAGAGAACAGAGATATACAGTGGTTCCTAAACCCAAAAAGGATTATAATGAAGATAATGTTATAGATACTAAAGACACACCATTTATTGAACCAGGTGATGATTTTGGTTTTACTGAAACAAGCACTTTCTTTGGTGATGGAAAAGAATTTGCACCGAATAGAGGGGTAGATATCTAATGAAAACTTTTAAAGAGTTACAAGAGAGTATAACTAAAGCTTTAATAAAGTTTGGTAGTAAGGGTATTCGTAAAGTTCAACCTAATGTGAAATTTACTGAATTTGGGAAAACTATTTCAAAATTTAATCCTGATATTGATTTAAGGCAATTTAACAGAGTGAGTAAATTAAAAAACAAATATAAAAATGTAGACAAATATAGTTTTGGTCGAGGTCAGTTTATGAAACAAAAAATGATAGGAGTAGAACCAGGTGTTGATACTTTTTCATATGGTGTAAAGAATCCTATTTTACCTAGACTTGCAAAACAAGGAAAGATGGATAAGTTTGACGCAAATGTAAAGTTACAACAGTACTTTTCTGCTAGACAAATGGATAAAATGCAAGGATATAAACCAACTGAAGTAGGACCAAATACAGCGAGTATGCAAACTCCACCTTTAAGTTCAGGTAAAGGAAGCAAAGCAAAGAAGAGAGCACTTGAATTAATGTTAAAGAGAATAAAGAAAAAATGAAAAACTCATACGATTCACTTAATGATACGTTTAATACAGATTCCGTAGAAGTAGATGCAATTACAAAAGAAGATAATAGGAAAAATAA